GTTGGGCTTCGACAAGGTCAATCAACTGCCGCAGCGCGACGTCGAGCTGGCTCGCCACCTCCTCCCCCTCGACGTCTGCGATGTTGTTCGTGGACTCGGTGACGATGTCGCGGGCCAGCTGGGCGGCCTCCTCGGGATCCATGTCAGCGGACAGGCGGAGGAGCAACACGGTCGCGTACTCGTGCGCCACCTCCTCACGGTTCAGGGCGTAGCGGAGCATGAGAGCTGTCATGGTCTCGGGCTCGAGGGCGGGTGAGATGTGCGGGGTAGTTGAGGTATCCATGTCCGTAGGGTGACACGGGTGGGGCGGCAGCGCAAGCCTACGAACCCCCGGAGTCCACTGGGGCATAGCTCACACACGTTGAGGGTTGACAACACGCCCGCCGATCTTCTACGGTAGACACACCGCCGAAGGTCGGTGCATGAAGAGAGGAGACGCACACAAGTGAGCGACGCAACATACGAGGGAATGCTCATCCGACACATGGATCTGCGTAGGGCTACGAAGTCGTCAGACAACACCCCGGCCCAGCTCGCAATTACGATTGAGCATATGGACGGCACGGGCTACACGGTGAGAATTGCCGACAAAAAAGAAACACCCGAATATTTGACGACACTGCTCGCCAATGTCGCATACGGCGCCAACATGATGATCCGCGCCCTCGACGTTCTCCGCGCTGCCGGATACGTGGACGTGCATCCCGTCGCGCTATTGGGTAGGGAAATCGTTTTTGGGTTGAAGCGCGTCACGCTTGAGCTCGAAATTATTGAGCACGGTGACGGCGAGATCGAGCGCGGTATTAGCGTTGCTAGCGTGGATCCGGAGAAAGCTGAGGAGATTGGGAGCGTGCTGGAGGAGAACGGTATTGACGTCATCTAAGACGGTGTGACAGAGGCCGGCAACATACCAATATGTCCAACGTGAAAGGTTCGACTGAAAATGGCGCTCCGCTACCACATCCCGCTCCCCGGCCCGTTCTACTATCAGCCGGGGCAGACGCCCCGCAACACAAGCCAAACCATGGAGAAAGAGCAGATCACTATGAGCATGAGGCATGCAGCACCGAAGCACACCAACGCCGCGACCCGCCGACCTTTGAGGAGGAGCAGCGAAATCATTCTCGCCGCTGTCATCTACCTGACCGCATCGTGCTTCGCGGTGGTCGGGACGCTCGGTTTCGTAGCGGCTATCTGGGTCCTGTGGGGAACGCTGGGAGTACGGTAGCCCCCCGCAATTCATAACAGCACAAATACTAAAGGAAGAGAAGGGCACACTGTGTTTTACGACGCGCATTTCACCGTCGACGTCACGAATTGGTTGCGTGGAGTTTGGTTGGACGGCACAATGCAGATAATGGATATGGAGGACATTCTTCTGTCCGATCGCTTCGTACCCTCCTATCTTCGGGAGTTTCCGGACGACCGCCGTTCCGCTAACGAGGGACTGGCTTCTATGGTGGGTATGGCGAAGGTTTATGACCGTGTTCTTACCCTGGCCGATGAGCATGGTCTTCATGTTGACGAGGATGAGTTTTCGATTCTGACAGTGTTGTCTGGCGGGGCGACGATTGGCACCATGGTGGTTGCTATGAGCCGGCGCGGCGTCGAGCTGGACGTTGACCCGTTCTGTGGGGAGGACGTTTCGAAGCGTCCCATCTGGAACCACTTTGTGGATGATCTCACTCACGATCCTGTTATTGAGCATCCTCGCACTCCCGTTGAGGCTGCTACCCAGTGGAGGCCGGCGAAGCCGCTCGCACATTCAACGCGATTCCACGTTTACACGAAATCAATGGGTGAAATGATGTTCGTTTCCGGTGAGGTCGCGTTGACCGTGGACAATGTTGAGACTCTTAGCTGGGAGGCCAATATTGGTATGACTCGTAGTGAGAACATTGCGGGTAGCGTGCAGGAAATGTTCGATCGTCTTGTTGTGGGCGCTTCGGTCATGGATAGTCTTACTTCGGTGGCGGACGCTTGTGGTATCACTCTTGCAATGATGGGTGATTTTTTGATTGTCGCCTATTTTAATGGTGAGATTATTGGGCAGGTTGCTGTGGGCGCGAGCGGGAGCAGTGTCAAGCTCGCCCCCAGCTGTCTGTGTTCTCCTGACCGGTCGGATGCCGCGGGGGAGGCGTGGCGTTGGTTCTGTGGTCGAATCCGGGAGATTCCTGACAGTGTGACTGTCTGACCCGCCGCAATTTTGAGGAACGAGAGGAGAGAGTCATGCTTTGGTTTGAATGTGATGGCCCCAACAGTGAAGGGGTGACTGACCGGGACGTTGAGATGGCATTCATTCGGGAGAATATGCCGCCCGTCACTTCCTGCCATTACGATGATGCTGGCTTTACTGTCATGATCTGGGACACTAAGGTTGGGGCCAGGTGGATTCACAAGCGTATTAAGCGGCATGAGGTAAAGGAGGAAAGTAGTCGCTTGGTGGACGATTTCATTCTTTGTCTGGAGGAAATGCGGGGCAGTGACGAGGGTTCGATGGCGTGGGAGTGCGCCCGGTCTGACGCACGGGATAGGTTGAGGGATCTGTGTGATTTGGTGGGCGTGCCCGCCGAGGAGGTGGTCGGCTCCGACATTTAAACCCCACGCCCCTCCAACGGTAAATAGTAGTATCCATCACAATATTTGGGAAGAGAGAAGCATTACTATGGGTACAGTTTTCGGAACGGTTATCGCTCAGGCGGTTCGCGAGTGGAATGAGGACGGGCGCCGTCATGAGTTCAATGTGCATGCGCCCGCCCGCAGAATTTACGACGGCGGGATTATCACTATTGGCAGCACGTGCCGTATTGTGGTCGCCGGTAACACTGTGAGGGCAAGGTCCATTAAGCGGAAGGGTACCGCGATTCCTCCGGAGAGTGTTGGTGAGTTCGTCCACCGCGCTTTGACTGTCGCGGCGAACCGTGGGAAGGCGGCCGGCAATGAGTGACTCCAGCATTGATAAGGCCGTGTTTGCTTTTCTTGCTAGTTGTGTTGGTGATTTCGCCCAGTGGCCTCAGTGTTCGATTACCGCTTTGCATGGCAATAATGAAGGCGGCCGTCTTTTTGGGGTCCTGTTCAAGGCGACGGCCAGGAACCCTGACGATAGGACCGTCTTCAGGATTGTTGTCACGAAAGACGATGAGTGGCGGGTTCGTGTTATTCAGCTGTCGAATCATGTCATTTTGGATGAGCGTAACGCTGACCGGGCCGCCATCGTTAGTGCTGTGAATCGTTTCATGGAGCTGGCTGGCGTGAGGGAAGGTGAAAATCGTGATTGACGACGGTCTGCGCCCCGTCGTGACCGAATTCATCGTGGAGATGCTCAACGACCCGCATTGTGAGTCCATCCTGTTGGACGTCGGCGAGGATGCCAGGGTAGGCAGTGATCTGCCTGTCCTCTACTTGGATATTGCCGGAAAGCATTATGACTATATTCTCTCTATTGTGGGAGATGAATATTCGGCGCGTATTCAATATGCGAACACGCGCTACGCAATGACGGAAATAGAGGGGGAAAGAGGAGCGTGGGGACTTCGAAAGCTGCTCGGCGAAATCAAGACAAAACTGTGGGAGGACAAATGATCAAGCTATTCGATTGGGAATTTCTGAAGCATGTCACCGAGGCGTGCAAGAGTTACGCTAGCAAGGGTGGGAATGATTCGCTTGGCCTGGAGGTGAGTGCCTGGAACAACAGCATTCACATTGTGGTCGCATCGTCGGGGCATCGGTTTGTTTTCGAGGCGGATACTGTGCGCGGATATAAGGCGACGATTTTCGAGCAGACGAACGGTTACTGGGGGCCCATGTTTGATGTCGCTTACACTTTTGATGGTGACGAGATTCTTGATGCTTTCGATAGTTTTCTTGCCCGTGTGGGGGTGGAGAACAATTGAGTGTTGAGAAGATTGCTGACTACGAGTTCCAGTCCCCGACGGGGAAAGTGCACTCCGATTGGTTCGCTGACAGGGTTATTGACTATTTGCAGTCCAGGTCGCCGGAGACTCCTCCTCGTTTTTTGTGGACGACTTTTCTGACGATGGTGTCTGCGCCGTTGTCTGCGAGGACTCATTTGTCTGCGAGCGCCCAGTGTATGGTGCCGTTGACTTTGTATTCGCACTGCCTTGGGGCGTCCACTTTGTCGAGGAAGACGACGGCGCAGTCTTTGGTTCGTGAGTTTTTTGACGATTGCGCGGGCGCGTTTCGTTGGGATTCGTCTCAATTGTTGGCGTCCGTGCAGGAGATCGATGTTGCGCTTCGCGCCTCGTATCGTCGCCTGGAGTCCCTGGAGAGGAAGGGCGGGCGTGTCGACATTGACGAGTACCGGACAGAGCGGGACGATATCAATAATCGTATTACCGAGTTCGAGGCTGATCGTAAAGATTTGTTGAATACTATTGGTAATAGCCCGTGTGAGCGTTCTTTGATGGCGAATGTTTTGTTCGGGTCGAATGTGACGGCTGAAGGTTTGAATCTTCGGATGGCGCAGCGTCCTGGCGGGGCGTCTATTATGTTCGTGGATGAACTGCAGAACATGTACTCCGCGTCACAGGGGGAGGGTTATCGTAGCGGGCTGATCGGTTTCCTGACCGACGTCTACTCGGGTAAAACTGTCGAGTCTGTGCGTGTCGGCGACGACGGCGTCAGGCGTGCGGATAGTGAGAGAGTTCCTCATTCTCTCGCTTTCTGCGGCACCGGTATTCTCGGCGACGTAGTCGACAATATGTCTCAGTCTTTGTTTGAGACTGGGTGGGGGCCGCGTATTCTTTTCGCCTTGGACGAGGAGGACCGCCAGTCTGATCCCTCGTCTTTCGGATGGGTCACCAACAATGATCAGAACATTCATGGTGGCGATGGTTTTGTAGAGCATGCTTCCGAGCATATTTCGGTAATTCTTGGTATGATGCAGCGTGAATTCCGTGGTACTGTCACTTGTGCCACCGAGTTTTGGCCCGTCAACACGCCGGCAACCATGACCGTGACTGAGTCCGCGCGGAATGTTTGGGTAGAAACAATGCGAGCCTGGGCCAGGGAGGCTGCCCGCGAGTCGCCTTTCCAGCGTGCGGTACAGGCGGTTATTGACCGTATGGGGAATCATATTATGCGTGTTGCCGCTATTCTGTCTCTTTTCGAGCAGCAGATGAGCGTGTCATCGTCCGCGGTTCGGAAAGCTTTCAGTTTGGCCTCCGATTTCTGGTTGCCTGACGCGTTGAAAATGGTCGATTATGTTTTTGTTCCGGATTTGACGCGTATGGTGGATGATTTCAGTAGTAATCCGCCGACTGAGACGCGCTTGTATCAGGTTTTGGAGGCGAAGAATCTGTCCCCGAGGAGCGTAGAGGAGTATCGGCAGTATATTCTTCGTCGGGGCGTGAAGTTCCGGACGGAAGGTGCCATTGTGGATAATGATCTCGTGGAGGCGATTCTGCGGGATCAGATAGCGGAGCCATCGTACAGTGAGTGATGTTTTCGGGGCGCGTTTCCCTGTGATGGTAGCGGGCAATGTTCGCTCCATCACGGGGTGGCGTGCCACTAACGTAAGCCTGAGCGATTTTGCTGCTCTTTGTGATGCGCCCTCGAAATGCGAGAAGAATAACGCCCCCGCTTTCTTCGCCGGTATTCTTTCAGGGGGCAGACGGCAGAAGAGAAATTTCGTATTCCGGTCCGCTATCGTTTTGGATGCGGATCACGGGTCGCGGAAAGATTTTGTCGGGGACCGTATGCGGGCAGCGAATCTTGCCGGTATTGTGTGGGAGACGGCGTCGTCGTCTTTCCCGTCCCCGCGTTTCCGTGTCGTCCTACCGTGCACTCGCAGCATGACCGCGGGAGAGAGTGAGGCGATCGCCCGGACGTGTTTTAGTGTGTTGGGGCCTGTGGCTCAGTGGGATGGGTCGTGTGCTGAGGCGTCCCGCGCTTTCTTTCTGCCGTCACATCGTCTTGGTTTGAGGGTGCGCAATTGGCTTGTTGACGGCGCCCGTTTGAATGTTGATAAATGGCTGGAGAATATCGGGTACGAGGAGAAAGATTATGGTGATGTTTCTTTGTCTTCTGTGCCGGATGGCGGTTATGGTGGTGTGATTGGCGAATTCAATTCAAAGTACGGGTTTAATGATCTTGTTGGTTTGTTCGGTTGGTCTTACGAGGCGGTGGGGCGACGATGGCGGTATACGCGTGGCGGTGACACGGCTCCGGGTGTGACGATGCTGGACAGTGGTCTAGTCTTTTCGCATCATGCGGATGATCCGCTCGCGGACGGGAGGGCGCACACGGTGTTCGATTGTATGAGGGTGCTGGAGTGTGGCGGTGACGTGGGTGCGGCTGTGGGTGAGGCGCTGTCTCTCCTCCAGCTGGAGATGTGAGCAGGGTCACCTCCAGCTGGGTTGACTATGGAGTGCACGGTCTGCCTACACTAGAGCCGTCACCGAGAGGCGGTGACAGTACGAAGAGAAGAGGAAATCATGGACATCATCGCTCGTCGCAGCACCAGGAACGACGTCATTATGTTCGACATCATCCCCACGCTGGATCAGATGGACGACTACGATGTTGCCGCAATCGCCGATGACGTGATTGGACAGTATTTCTCCGCCACGGGAACCCCCTACTATGTGGTGGACGTTGACGAGGACACCTACTGGGCGGCCGTTGAGCGTCACGCCATCGCCCACTGACCTGACAGAATGATCCCCGTCCCATCGCTCGGTGGGGCGGGGGGGCGTGGATGGGAAAG